TTATATTTTATTAGTTCATATAGAGAAAGCTGTCATGGATGATATTGAAATGTCTAATGATAGAGTTGCTGTATTTGAAGCATTAAAACATCTAATTGTTGGTGGAAATACATTATTATTTGTAGCTAAAGAAGGTTTAAGAGTTTTCCCATTATCTAATTATGTAATTCAAAGAGACCCAATGGGTAATGTTTTAGAAATAATTACCAAAGAAAGTATTCACTATTCAGCATTACCAGAGCATATTCATGAATTAATTAAAAACCAACAGAGAGATTATAAAACTGATGGCACTTGTGATTTATATACTTGTGTCAAAAGAACTGATGGTAAGTTTGTAGTTCATCAAGAAGTTAAAGGATTAAAAATTCCAGAAAGTTATGGTGAATATAAATTAGATAACTCTCCATACATTCCATTAAGAATGATTAGAGTTGATAGTGAAAGTTATGGAAGAAGTTATGTTGAAGAATATCTTGGTGATTTAATATCATTAGAAGGTTTAACAAAAGCTATTGTAGAAGGTTCTTCTGCATCAGCTAAAACATTATTTATGGTGGCTCCTAATGGAACTACTAGAGCAAAAGCATTAGCTGAAAGTGAAAATGGTGCAATCATAGAAGGTTCAGCAAATGATGTATCAGTATTACAAGTAGGTAAGTTTCCAGATTTTAGAGTTGCTCAAGAAACAATGATGAAGATTGAGCAAAGATTGTCTTACGCATTTTTATTAAATGCTTCAGTAATTAGAGATAGTGAAAGAACTACTGCTGAAGAAGTAAGAATGACAGCACAAGAACTACAAGATAGTTTAGGTGGTATCTATGGAATTTTATCTCAAGAATTTCAATTACCATTTGTTAGAAGAAAATTATCAGTTTTAAATAAAACAAAAAAATTACCTCAACTTCCTAAAGGAATTGTATTTCCAAAAGTAATAACTGGAATAGAAGCTTTAGGAAGAACAACAGATAGAAATAGATTAATCCAATTTTTACAAACATTAGCAGGAACACTTGGAAGTGAAAGTATTGCTAAATATGTAAATGTTACTGAAGCAATCAAAAGATTAGCTACAGCAGATGGTATAGAGACAAAAGGATTAATTAGAACTGAAGAAGAATTACAGGCTGAAGCTGAAGCTCAACAACAAGCTATGATGGATGAGCAACAACAATCAGCATTGTTAAACGCAGGTGAGAAAATTGCAGGGAACATACCTCCTAAATCATTGGGAGAAACAATATATCAACAACAACAACAATCAGAATAAGGAGTAATAAATGGTTGAAACAGTTACAGTAAATACTGAAGACAATAATCCTTCGTTAGAAGAACAATCACAACAACAAGATGCTAACTCACAGAGTACATCAGAAGCTCAAACAACAGAGACTTCTAGTGAGAGACCTGGATGGCTTCCAGAAAAATTTGCTAACGCAGAAGAACTAGCAAAAGCTTATGGTGAACTTGAAAAAAGAATGTCAAGCAAACCACAAGAACCTGCTAAAACTGAAGACTTAAATATAAAACAAACAGAGACTAAATCTGGTCAATTAGATAAGTTTTATAATGAGTATGCTGAAAAAGGTGAACTATCAGAAAATAGTTATACTGAATTAGCTAATATAGGTTTAACCAGAGATGTAGTAGATAACTATATAACTGGCCAACAAGCATTAGCAGAGCAAAAAGCAAATTCAATAATGTCTACAGTTGGTGGTAGAGAAGAATATGGAGCCATGATTGATTGGGCTTCTAAAAACTTATCATCACAAGAAATAAAAGCTTTTAACAATACAATTGATAATGGCAGTTTAGAACAAGCACAATTAGCAATAGCTGGTGTTCAAGCTAAATTTAATCAAAACAATACTGAACCTAATTTATTTAGTGGAACTAAAGCAGACAGTAATGTTGGCTATAGGTCAGTAGGGGAAATGTTAAGAGACATTAACGACCCAAGATATTCTACAGATAGTGCTTTTAGAACTGATGTAGAAAACAAAGTTAAATTATCAAACGCATTATAACACCTATTTAGGTGGGAAGGAGAACCATGTCATTAGTAAGAAACATAAATAAAAGACGAAAAGCTGGCACTTCAAGAAGTAAGAAGAACAGCACAGTTAGTCCGAAGGCTTACAAAGCTATGAAGAATAATTGGAAGAAAAAATAAATGTTAAATTTTGTTTTGCCTTTATTAAAAAATCCATTTGCTAAAATCCTGGTCGATAAGACTGTTGGAGCAATACAGCATAAGATGGATAAAGATAAAATAATAAGGGCAAAAGAAATTGAAGCAGAACAAAATGTTTCACTAGAACAAATAAGAAGTTCTAAAGGTTCAATTAAAGATGAGATATTAACTATTAAAATAACTTTAATCTTTATTGCTTTATTTATTCCATACACACAGCCATGGATGGAGAAAGGTTTTGAGATATTAAAAAATGCACCAACTGAATTTTGGTGGGCTGTACTCATAGTTTACTCTGGTAGCTTCGGTCTATCCACTGTAAATAAAATAAGAAATAAATGACCACAATAACTTATTTCTTTTTAATAATTTATTGGTCATTAATCATAACAAGCTCATTCACTCTTCTTTAAGAGGAGTGAGCCTCACAAAGATAAAAATTGCCTCGAATGTTTATTTGCGAATAAACAGTAAGAGATAACTCTTTGAAGTATGTGCAGGAACTAAAAACAAACCAAACATAATATAAGGAGAATAATTATGTCAAACGCAGTAGCGTCAAGAATTGGCGCAATAAATGGTGGTGCTGACAAGAACGCTCTTTTCTTAAAAGTATGGTCTGGTGAAGTTTTAGCTACTTTCATGAGAGAAAACAAAATGCTAGGAATGACTAGCGTTAGAAGTATCTCTTCTGGTAAGTCAGCACAGTTCCCAGTAATTGGAACAACTTCGGCTAGTTATCATACTCCAGGAAATGAAATACTTGGAAGTTCAGTAAATCATGCTGAACGCACTATCAATATAGATGACCTTTTAGTAAGTTCATCTTTTTTAGCTGATATAGACCAAGCTAAGAACCATTATGATGTTAGAAGTATCTACACATCTGAAATGGGAAGAGCTTTAGCTAACACAGTAGACAAAAACCTACTTAAGTTAGCTGTATTAGCTTCAAGAGAAGGTTCAACAATAACTGGTGGAAATGGAGGATTATCTCACATTGATGCTGATGCTAACACAAACACAGCTTCATTGATTGAAAGTATCTTCTATTGCGCGCAAAAACTTGATGAGAAGGATGTACCTTCTGCTGATAGGTTTTGCGTGGTCGCGCCTTCGACTTATTACAGCATTGTGCAGAATGATAAAATCTTGAATAGAGATTTTGGAGCTCAAAACAATGGTGTGTATGCTGATGGTACAGTTATCAAAGTTGCAGGTATCAACATTGTGAAATCAAACACAGCAGTTAATGCTTACGCTGATAACTCGACAGCAGTTAGTGGAACCAACAATACTTATAATGTAAACGCATCTACGACAGTAGCTACAGTTTTCCATAAAAGTGCATTAGGCACAGTCAAGTTAATGGACTTGGGTATGGATTCTGAATTTGATATTCGTAGACAGGGAACATTGATGGTCGGAAAAATGGCTTTAGGTCATGGAATAATCAGACCAGAAAGTGCATGCGAAATCAAAACAGCATAATCACTTAACACTTACATAGGCGCAGAGATTAACACAGACAATCTGCGCCTGTGTTTAAAAATTATTATGGCAACAATAACTACAAGAACTACTCAACTTGAAGCAGTCAATACTATGCTCTCAACTATAGGAGAAGCTCCAGTTAATTCATTATCTGGTTCTTTACCTACAGATGCCAGTATGGCTAAAAACATTTTAGATGAAGTTAATAGAGAAGTACAATCAAGTGGTTGGAAATTTAATACTTCTTATAAAGGTGTATTAAGTAGAAACACAGACAATAAAATTGTCGTAGCTAGTAATGTAATGTTAATTGAATTTAACCCATTATTAGAAAGTAAGTCTTCTTACGACCCAGTAATAAGAGGAAATTTTTTATATAACCTTGCAACAGAGAGTTATGTATTTAATAAGAATTTTGAAAATGTAACAATTGTTTATTTATTAGATTTTGAAAGTATTCCAGAACAAGCAAGAAGATATGTTACTATAAGAGCATCAAGAATTTTTCATGACAGAACATTAGGAGCAAATGCTTTACACAGATTTAGCCAACAAGATGAATTAGTTGCTTTATCAATTTTAAAACAAGCAGAAGCTTCTGTAGCAGACCACAGTATCTTTAACAGTTATGACCAGTTCACTACTGTAGCAAGAAGTAGGTCTTATAAATTAATAGACTAATGCCTTTAATTACAAGAAGTATACCCAATCTAATTGGGGGAGTGTCTCAACAACCAGAGATATTAAGATTAGAAAATCAAGCGACTGAACAAGTAAATGGTTTTTCTGGTGTTGTTGAAGGTTTAAAAAAAAGACCTCCAACTAATCACATAGCAAAAATTTCTAGTTCATCATTAACAAATTCATTTATTCACACAATTAACAGAGACAGTAATGAGCGATATGTTGTGGTTATTAGTAATGGTAGTATTAGTGTGCATGATGTTTTGGGAAATTCTAAAACAATTGTAAACCAAACTAACGCTACTAATTATTTAACTTCTTCTAATCCTAGAAGTGAGTTTAAGGCACTTACAGTTAATGATTATACTTATATCTTAAACACCACTAAAACAGTGGCTTTAGATAGTGGAACAACAAGTCCAGCTAAAATTGAACAGGCAGTTTATACAGTAGTTCAAGGAGTAGGGAGTTCAACAACATCAACTCCATATTCAATAACTATTGATGGTACCACTTATACTTATAATTCAGCTACAACAGATACTAAAACAATCCGAAATGGAGTTAAAAGTGCTGTTGGTTCACCATCTGGAATTACATTAGCAGACTTAGGGGATAGTAGTTTTTCAATTATTAAATCATCA